AATGAATAAGAATGTCACCTGGTTTAGCGTTTTCTCTTATGTAAGGAATAAAAGAGTTATAGAAATAATCTTCCATCATATCTAACCACTTATCTAAGTTGTTAAGATATACTCCAAAATGCCAATCCGTTGTTATAAAAACTTTCATTAATTAGTTTTTCTTTTTATATGAAATTATTATGATATTGTTTCTTTTCTTCTAGCTTCTCTGGCGCATTTTTCACAGCCACTTCCCGCATATAGATGTCCATTTGGGGTCTGTTCAAACTCTCCATGTATTTTACATATTATTTTGACTTTACTTCTGCAATTTTCATAGACTAATAAGTCATAGTTATACTTATAGTTGTGTTTAATATTTGACTTTTCGACAAAATCTTTACTTTTTTTACTTCTTCTATTAAGAGACTTTACTTCTTTTATAATGGCATTTTCTTTAGACTTGCAATTTTTATTACAAAACTTTCTATCAGGTCTACCCCATATAATCTCTTTGTTGCAATATCTATAATTACAGTTCATTATTCTATTTATTAAAAAGTGGAAATGGCATTTTTTACAACATAATTTTTAAAATTGAGATAAAGGAAGAAAGAAGTAAAATATATAACTTATAAAAAATAATTAAAAAATTATGCCGTTACCACATTTTACAAATCTATTAAACACAGGTTCGCCAGGAGGTCCTGGTACGTTACCTGACGAGGTAGTATATCTTAATTTATTTGAGGTTACCTTTGTATTACCTGTTATTTTACAAACTCAAGGTAGAAACCCTATTTTACTTCTTCAAAATGCTTTGAACATTGATATGAACTTAACGCAATTTGACGTTGGTGTTAAAGAACAAAGATTTAAGTATTCAACTCGTCAGTTCTTGACAACTCCAACTAAAACCTCTGGTGAATTTAACATTAAATTTAATGTTAATGTTAACCAACAAGGTTCTATGGAGACTTGGAATGCTTTAAAAGCTTGGTACGATTTAGTATTCAATTCACAAAATGGTTCTCTTCACTATAAAAGTGATATTATTGCAACTGTTATCGTTAACCAACATGATAAAAAAGGTGTTGTATTAAGACGTGTAACTTATCAAAACGTACAAATTAAACAATTGGCGGGTTATGCTTTAGATTGGACATCAAATAATATTATTGAATCGGTTCAAGCTGATTTTATCTATGATTACTTTATTGATGAGTATATTGACAATAACTTTGTTATTAATCCTCCACTTATTGCTGGATTCTAATTTTTAGATTCTAAAAATATTGAAATAAAAAAATCACCAGGTGATTTTTTTATGTATTATATTAAATAAAAAACCCACTTATTAGTGGGTTTTTTCTTAGAATTTTGGTATGTTATTTGACATATTACTAGCGTTTTTCATCATTGAATTAGCATCAAAATTTGGCATTCCTTTTTGTTGATCCTGTTCCTGTTTCTTTCTAGAACTATCTTCTTCTTCAACAATCTCGTTAACCAATTTAATGTTTTCTTCGAACATCCAAAAGGGCCATTCATCCATAGCTATCTCTTGAGTGTGAAAGTGCTTTTGTAAAAGAAGTTTATTCTTTAATATATGCTTCAAAGGCATCATGAACAACGAAAATACCTGACGCTCCGTTGGGAAATTGCATATCTGTGCGGACCTCCTCACCGCACGTACATGTTTTTTTCAACTCTTTAATACCAAAAGTCATTTTACTAACAGCCGCATTCAAAAACTGAAAAGAAATATCATCAATTTCTTCAAAGTCTTTTAACTTAGCTTTAACTCCTTCATAGGTAATAGATGTTCTATTAGATAACATAAAAGGAATAATCTTTAAGAAAGAAAGATTTGGAGTTCTTTTTTCATTATTTTCTTTTAAGATATAATCAGTAAAAGCCTTTTGAAGACCAATATTTGGTGGTGTTAATTCAAACTCTTTTCCATTTACGGTTGTAAAGAAATAAGATCTTGAAGAATTGCTAAAGTATTTATCAAGTTTATCATCAATTTCATGGAATGAGAAGTAATCTCTTTTCAACTCTAATTGTAATTCTTCACCACATCCACATTTTGTACTTACTGTTAGTGAATTACCTTGTTGAAATGTTAATTCTCTAACCAAGAAAATTAAAAATAATCTATCTTGGTCTTTTATTTCAAGATAAGATCCCATTTTACCATCTGAATATTTAATTCTAACGCAAGATTGAAGAATATCATTCATTTTTTCGACAATATCGTAAAAATTTTGGTCATCAACCATTGAGTAAGCTTGAATTTCTTTTACTTGAGCTGGTCTTACCATGAAAACTGTACCTACTGGATAAAAAGCACCACATGGAAGTTCTTTAATATCAAAATTAAAATATTGAAGATCAGTAGTTCTTGTAGTATCAATTTTTGGTTGTTCTACAAATGGAATGTCATTGTTTTTTTTATCTTTGGAAGAGTCTAAACTACCTAAATGTTTTTTTAAGTATTCTTCTTCGCTCATGTTTTTTGGTTCAGACATAATTTTTATTATTTTTTATTTATATATTCATAGAATAGTTATTCCTATTAAATTATCTTATAATTATAAAAAAAAAAAGAGGAAAGTTTTCACTTTCCTCTTTTTTATTAAAAAATTTATTAATTATTATCCATTAATGAATCCACCTGCAGAGATAGCACCGGTTCTTAAGATAGTAATATTGTTAACAATAATACCCATTCCTTTGATTGGCTCAACATATGTATCTAAAACACCAATTTGGTTATCAATGATTTCATTAGTGTTGTTTTCTTCATCCATTTTATTAAAGTAGTTGTATAAACCATTCTTACTTACATAAGTCTCACAGATAACATCTGCTCTAAGTTTAATTTCAGCTCTAATATCAGGTGTATTAAATTTCCATTGGAAGTCTAATAACATTCTTGATAATTCTCTTTCAAGTTCAATAAGAACTTCTCTAACGTGTAGATATGAAAGAGCTGACTTGTAAAGTGTCTGGGCTGTATTTTCAGTCTCAATTACATTTCCTCTATTTCTTTTGAATACAATAGGATTCATTTGAGCTTGATTAATAAACTCTATATCAGTTTGAGTGAAATCCATTTCAGTTGATACTATGTTAGTAATTCTACCATTAGTAACACCCGCTGCAATTGTCCAAGGAACTATTCCACTTATGTTAGAAATGTGCTTTCTCATATAAGTTGTAGCGGCCCATGCTGCTGGTGGAACTTCAATTGGTCTACCATTATCGTTAACAGTTACATAAGGCATAAAGTAACCCACTGTTGTAGTACCTGCTCCTTCTCCAAATGAGTAAAGAAATGCTGGAGAACTTTCAGGATCGCCACCTTTAGCAACAAACTCAAGTTGTAAAGTACCTTCGGCGTTTACAAAGCTAGGTGATGATGAATTTTTAAATGATTTCATTGAAGGCATATTCAAAATTCCAAGAGCATCTAATCTTTCACCACAGATATCAACTAATTGTTGTTTAGATCTTTCTGTTAAACCAAGACCAAATGAATCAATTAAATATCTAAAATCGATAGCTTCTTTATTTGTTACTGCTTTGAATAAAGGCGTTCCTTTAGCAATTAAGTTAAGAATAGAATTTTGTTTGGATTCAGTTCCGTCTGGTAAAGAAGCTTGTCTAACTCTAAATCCTTTAAGTGATATACATTTATAGGTAGTAGCATAGTTATCAATAGATGTGTATCTAGTTGTTTGTAAATCACCACTAAAGTTAACCTTATCAATTCTAGAATCACAAGTAACTTCTACTAATGTAGCATCACCAGAATATTGTTTTTTACTCAAAATTCTTGTAAGTTTTCTTGGAACTTCACCAATTGCTAATACTGCTGTCGGATCGACATATGCAGCCAAGTAGTCACCAGTTCTAACTTCGGTATATCGAGATCCTTTCATAAGAATCTTATTAGGTATTTGAACATATCCTGTAGGAACTTCAATTTCAACAGTTTGTTTAAAGTTTGATTTAGCTGATTGTATATAGAATGTATTATTAGCTATTGTATCAACTGATTCAACTGCTGTGAAACCTTCGTCCATAAAGGCAACTTCTAAAGTATTATCATTGTTTAAGTACATTTTTAAGTAATGTTTCTTTAAGTAATCATAAATAATACTTACATCAAATATTTCTTCATATACAACTTCTTCAACAACTTCATAGGCCCAATACCAAGATCCGCCACCAGTTATGTAACCAAGATTAGTAGCTAAAGTGGCTGGGCTAGCAGCATTTGCTATTGTAAATGATCCAGTATTAAGAACTGAATCAGGAACACTAAATTGTTCATATGTAGCATATGATGGATTTGTACTTGTACTAGTTTCAAATATTACATAGTTGTAACCAGCATATGATGAAGTAACACCAGCCGCTATTTCGCCATCTATGAAGATAATATCCATAGTTTGCCCGACTAATATTATAGATTGTGGTACTTTATTAGCATAGAAATAATCACCTGTGTTGATAATACCATCAAAGAATCTAGAATAAAATTTAGAGTATCTAGCAACAACACCATCTGCTGCTGACCAGATATCCGGAGTTGTAGATATTGTATCAGTTCCAAGTAAAAATTCGTTATCCACTGTGTATATCACAAAGTATCCTCCAAGTATATCACTTAGTTGAGCATCTGTTAATCCAGTATTTAATATAAATGATTTATCAGATACTGATGTGTTGATAATATTTGTAATTGAAATAGTAGCTAAACTAACTTTTTCAAAAGAATTAGAGGTTCCTAAACACAAAGTCATTTTATCTTTGTTAGCAGAGTCAATTAAATCAACTAATCTGTTAAACATTTTGAATCTTCTGTATTGAGCATAGTTTGCTGTAGAAGGTACAGTATTTGTATTTTCAAATGTAATTTTAATTACACCAGAATCTGGAGTACTTTGAGTAGCAATTGAGTAATCATCAGTGGCTCCAGTACCAAAACTAAAGTCTACGAAACCTGATGTACCAATGTTAACATCAGTTACTGATACGGTTGATGGTGCAATATCACCATTTGCCATATCAAATTCTACATAACCTAATACGATATCACTTGATGATACTGTAGGTTTTGTAGGAGTTGAACCAAAAGCAACACCGGTTGTATTATTAACTACAGACATTGCTCCTGTTGAGTCTAAAACATAAGCAGATACAAATGATAACGTACCATATGAAGCACTATAATCACTAGCACTAATTGTTAATGTGTTTCCAGTTACCGGAACTCTTGTATTACCAATTACAGCGAAAGCATCTGATGTGGCTGTATAAATCTGATCGATGGAAGTAATAGACGATGACAAAGCACCCTTTGTTA